TATAGCATTTTGTCCACCAAGATCGACATTGGCTCTTGCATACTCGCCACCAGCATCGTTTTCTAAACCGTGAGTACCGATAATTGCTGATTGAGTAGAAACAGTTGGTGTTCCAGCTGAACTATCCCAACCGGTTAAATCTCCACTATCAAAACCATCTGAAAATATCTCGCCTATCACAGCTTCGCTAAGGGTAGGAGCCCCTAATTCTGCGGCTGGAGTAACGATATTATCCCCAGTTAAAACGTGCGTTTGGCCTATTGTTGGGGCGCCAAGAACAGCATCCCCAGTGACTATATTGTCTGCAGTTAGAGCATCAGCAGCATCAGTATAAGTTATGACTATTTCAACCTGGTCATCTTGTACTGAGACAGCAGCACTAGCATTATTACCATTATCTAAAGTATTATAGAGTCGCAATAATATTGTAGTATTGCTTGCTTCATAAGCGGCTGCAACAGCCTGATCTGCTTGTTGACTTGTTTGAGTCCAAGAACCTTCTGAGCCAGTTGGTGATCTACCAGACCACAAGGTGGCTATAAGAACGGTCCCATCTGAATTATGAACGGAATATGGCCCAATTGTTGCCGCATCGACCACATTCCATTCTGTACAGCGCGTGTAACCGCTATTTAGTCTAACATGAGTCACAACATAGCCACTGGGAACACCTAGATCTTCCCAGGTTCCTGACCACTCCCAATAATTATTACCAAGTTTGTTCCTACCAAAGCATCTGGATTTAAGAGAACCAGCCGGATTACCAACAGCCCCATCGTAAGACAGAGTATTGTCAGTATTTTCGGGATGTCCTGTAAATCCTTCAACTGTAGTAGCAAAAGGAAACAATTTAGTTTGAGTGGCCATAGGTTACTCCTAAGTGGTGGGCGCTGGGATACCAACAGTGAACGAAGTCAAAGTGAAAGTGTTGCCACTCGTTACCCCTTGCGAAGAGGCTAAATTTCCAGTAGCTAACAATTTTGATGCGCTGTCGTCCGTCAAGGCAAACCACGCAGCCGTGCCAGTACCGGTAACGTTACCATCCGAAATTGCAGATACAGTAACCTCTCTACCACCACCGCCTTTTGCCGTTGGGCCAGTAATAGTTGGGGAGGCCTTATTTCCTAAGGTATAAGTTGCAACCTCGGCAAAACTTGTAGGTTGTGCGCTACAAATATGAAGATTCTCGACAATAGTTGTTAACTGAGATAACCCAGTATCGTAAATATCGTCATGAAGAGTATCGGGCATGTTATTATCTCCTTAAAAGATTGATAGGAGGCCTGGGGGAGGAGAAATAGAGATAAAGACCCAGACCCCCTATCGTTAGTTTCCGGATTTATTACGGAGTCATTAATGTAACGACTTCATCCGGAAGAGGCAAGCGAGGATCGACGCCCGTATCGCCGTATAGGATCAGTTCAAGAGCAGCAAGCTGAACAGATGGAGCCAAGATCGAGTCAACTACAACAGAAGAAAGATTTCTGTAACCGGTAGCCGGTACAGGAGTTGTCGCTACTTCCCAGCTGAATGTAATTGCTTCTGGCGAGTCATTAACGGATGAGAAAGCTTTCTCGGATGGGGAGGCTGTGCACCCATAAACCAAATGCAGTTTATATCCCAACGAGTCGCCATCGACATCGTCACCAACCCTAGTTCGGTAGCATAAACCAAACGTCTTACGAGCTTGCTGAGCGAACTGAACACCGGCCACAGGTGACAGGGATCCGTCGCATTCTTCAAATTCTGGCGGGTACATATAAGCTTCGATCGTTAGAGCCAATTCCTCAACCGAAATAAGATTCAAGTACTTAATATTATCGGCGTACAAAGGAGTGGGTTCTGCGCCGGTGGGACTCTCAGTAATGCTAACGAGGCCGTTCCAACCAACACCGAGCGGATATGCACCAGCTGAAATAGGATAAAGCACGCCCCTATCGATACCTGTTTGAAACAGGCGTTCAGTAGTGGCATCCCAGACAATAGCAGTCATGATTCATCTCCTTAAAAATGAATATTGTAAATGTAATGATGTAAATTGTCACTAGTATAATGTCGATCAAATCTACAACCTGGCAAAGACGCTACAGCTCTTGGGATACTACTATCCGGATTTTTAAGAATAACAGTAAGAGTATAAGCATCAGTAAGATCGTAGACGAGATTATCAGCATACTTAGGAACAAAATTACTTCTTTTGTACCGGATACAAGGATATATCATTTGTTGAGATTCAGGAACTTGGAAATATGCCTTTTGAACGCCAGGAATAGCTTCCAACATAGTATGAAGTTCTAATCTATCAGCCATTATAAATACCTCCAACGGTAATTATAATACGCGGGTGATCGACTTCGAAACTCATAATCTCCCATTTTACTCCATTCCATGAAATATATCTCATTGTAGGATAGTTGCCGAAGGCGAACTCATCAGCAATAACACTAAAACGATTATTCACCGTTAAAGTCTCATTCATGTTTTGTCCGCCTTCGAATCTTCGACTATTACGAATAATATCGCCTGTATAGGCTCTCTCCGTAACAACCTCAGTAAACACTCCTGGCGCGGTTTCTTCTGTTCGGATATAGCCTATAGTGCCATGAAACTTTGCCATAAGAGCTCCTTAAGATTAGGCGTCTGCCTGTTCAATGACAACAGCCGAACGATACTTGATTAGAGCACCCGACATGCGGGTCTCCAGCAAGTATTTGTATTGGTTGTAGTCAATGTCAAAGTCGTCGAAGAAATTGATTTCTCCGCCGCGATCAGCACCGACGTTATAGTCATTCAGGTTTACCAGGATGGCACGAAGATCATAATTCGGAGTACCAGCAACCGCGAGACCGTCCATCAATTCAACTTCAACAAACCGCTTTACACGGCATGCTGCTGCAAGTTCATTCTCGGTCGGGTAGATCCGGCGGCCAGTAGTATCCTTAACCAGAAGCATCGAAGTCAGAAGACTTGGGGCAACGTACGCAGTAGGATTACCGGAACCTTTGTAATACTGCCGAGCAGAAACAAAGGAGTCAATAATATCTGCGGTTGTGGCGGCCAAAGCCAACTGATGTCGATATGTATAGAATGCCGCATCGGTCCAGATTGGGCGAACTTTGTCTTCGAAAATCTTGTCATCAGAAGATATTAGGCGGCCATCGCCAATGAGAATAGCACGAGCCAACTCCTCATTCAGCATAACACGCATTTCGCCTTTGATCCATCGAACGACGTCCATGTCAGTAATATCGATAATATCGTCTCGATCCAGCTTCTGCTTTTTGTAGATGGTCTGCGGAAGAGTCTCACGCTTCGCCAGCGCAAAGACTTCCTCAGTCTTCAAGTTACCGAGCTGGTAACCCAAAGCACGTGCTGTTTCAACGGTAATATCGGCTGACAAGCTTTTGATACGTGAGAACCGGCTTTTACGAGTTCCAGTTAGAACACCAGCAACCCACTCCATATCGCGAGATACGAATTCAGGATCGCCAATGGCCTTTGCGTCTGGGAACAAGTAATCGATATTGTCGATACCATAAGTACCGGCATGCTCAAGAAAATCAGGAGCCATTTCGCGGAAAGCTTCCTTGAAGGACCCGATTTGCTGAGCCTTTTTCATAATAGATTCGAACTGATCATGAGTCAGTAGGGGTTTGGGAGTACGAGTTGCATCACCCTCAAAAACATTTCCGTGCATAATATAGTCTCCTTCATCGGATTCATCTGATTGAGCTGCTTCATTAGTATCGTCGATAAGTTGTGCGATGATGGCATATAATGCCGCTTTCTGATCTTCATTCATCGTATCGATAACTTCGCCAACGGTCATGTCTTCAGCATGCTCTATGGTCTCATCTTCTTCATCTTCATCTGCTTCTTCTATAACAAAATCATGCTTAATTACACGATCTGTATAGATAACAGCTTCATCGTCAATCAAGGTAATTTCACCATCGCCATGTTCCATGGCCAGGTTATCAATTACTGCTCCAGGATTAGCACCAGCTAATACCAAGCTAACTTCTCGAATCATACCATGAACAACGTTCTTGGATTTCTCAACGAGTTCATTAGCAAAGATAGAGAGAGCTGTGATATCGCCATGCATAACCAAAGCTTTTGCATTGATACCTGATTCGGTGTTGTTGAACTTGGCATAAGCGTAAACACCTTCATCACGATTTTCAAGTTTTACATGTCCTAACACATTTGCTGGGGATTTCCGAGTATGTGTCCAGACAAGCGGGACGACCGAACCGTCCTGGTGTTTAAATGCATCTTTTAGGATAACACGTCCATCAGTGCACTTTAGACCAGCTACAGTGGCCCAACCCGAAAAATCATACTGATCAGTCATTATTGCTGACTCCTTCCATTTTGATCTAATTCTTGCGAATTTGGTTTAGGCTTGCTGACATCTTGCATTTCTTTCTGATTTATGTTCTTGTTCTGCAACTTATCGGCATCCGGATCTTTACTCGGCTTGAAACCGATAATTCCTCTAAATTCATTAGAAGAGAGAATCTCATTTCGAGTAAATTTATCTGCCATTTCAGCTAAAGTTCCAGATGGTACTAACTTAAATGGATCTCTCATAGCTTTAATGGCTTGACCCTGCGTTCGAGCAGTCTTTGTTAAGAATGTCCGATGCATGCTTTCAGTTATCGCAGAAACCATTGGCTCAATAGTTCGAGACCAATAGTTCAACATGGTGGCTTCGTCAGCTGTTCCAGCGAACACTTCCTCAGTCAGTCCTAGCTGGCCGTATAGCATTCTAGTTAAGAACTCAATCTGAGTCATTAAGTTGTTCTCTGCTGGTCTATTCAACTGTGTTACTTTTTCGGTGCCATCAATGTAAGCAATACCATACTGGCTGTCGGTTAATTGATCTACTATAGATTTCTTTCTTGCTTCAGCTCTAGCAATCTGTTGATCAGTTTTAAGAGAATAGGGGAGTTGGATAATTACATCCAACTTACCTGATCCACTTTGTCGATCTATGGCATCAAGCAAATTTAGTTTATCAATTAATCGTCTAAGCGTTGAATTTGGTTCATTCATGGTAGCATAAAGTGGATTGTGAATGATTGCTACCTGTTTCTTGTGCAGGATTAAATCTTGTTTTTGACCTATCTTTTGGTTGTAAACATCTACTTGAACATGCTCTGGGAACCATTGAATTATACGTCCTCGACGCATGTCAAGTATGTCATACGATCCACTTCTAGGATTAAGAGTGGTTTCTACAGGAACTATAGCCACATAACCTTCATCGCACATTGTCATCACAATATCTTGAATAAAGGCTCTACCTGTTTGATCTATGTTAGCGCCCAGACTTAAACGTTCTTCTAGATCGGATGGTATAATCTCAGAAAAATTTCCATTTTGATCTAAACGAACATGATGCAACGGGATGGAAGAAACATCAATACCGATTCGGTTATAGACAGCTGAGACGATCGACTTTTCCGTTCCTAGGTACATTCTGTACCTATCTTGCATGTCTCCATAACCGGCACCGATTCCTGCTAAATATTTCTCGGGATTCCAGAATACATTCCAAGCTTTTCTTGCGCGTTCTCCAAATGAATCTGCCAAATCTACCTCCTTCCCGTTACTCGTAATCGTCCTTATGAAGTTTGTATGCGACATATGCATCCATTAGAGCAGCAACAGGGTCGATCTTAGCTTCGTGTCGTTTCTTAAGAAGCTTCCTGTTCCCATTTGTATCTTCTAACGTGATGGCATTGCCCATAGCAAAGCTCATAAGTTCTTCATCGAATACTAATAGTCTTTCTTGCGCTAATGTTTTTAGTTCACCAAGTGGAACACTTTCAGTTCTAGCTCCTTGTGGAACTTTCTCGATACCAAAAGGTCCGTTTTCACGTTCCCAACGTTCGATGAATTCTCTAGCATTATAAGGATCATAACCTATAGATCGAACATCATACTGTGATTCTATTATGTGGCGATCAATGTCTTCATACACCTCCATCATATCGAGAACTGTACTATCAAGAACCTGTAAACTGGTTTCCTCTAAGAACTCTTCATACTTCTGTCGCATTGCGCCAGGAAGTTTTCTAAGAGTAACTGACGAAATATAGCAACGAGTCTTGATTCCAAAGGATCCATTTGGTAAAGGAAAGAGGAACGTAAAAGCACAAAAGTCGTCGCCCTGAGAAAGGTCTAAGCCGAGAGAACATGGTAAAGACCAAAAGTCTCTTCGACGATGAGGAATGGTTTCCTCGTATGTAAAGTAGTAAGTGTACCCTTCCATGGGTATTCCAAACCTCTTTGCAAGGATGTCGTTTCTAGTAGACGGTACTTTTTCAGCTCTTTCAACATCTAACTGATACGCTTCATAACTAACCGTCTGTCCAATGTTCGGATTAGCTTTCAACCACAGATTCGGATTGTTAACTTCCTGAACATCGTCTAGTCGATAGTACCAAATGGAAACATGAGGATTAATGTAATCACCCTTTAGGATGTCTAAAAGTTCCATTTTGATTGTATCACCACTACTATTACGAACTGTTCCTTCTGAACTAACAGCGACTATCAAATAGTCTCTTAGTTTAGAGGCTCCTTGCTCTATTGCACCAACAACATCTTCTCGAATGTCTCCAGACAACCACTCATCAACTGTTGATACATAAGGTCTTAATCCTTGCAACTTATCTATAGACATAGGGCGAATTTCCAACAAAGATCCGGTCAAAAAGTTCTCAATACCTTTCTTTGTAGAGGCTAGCTTCTGCCTATTCATCCTAGACCCAGTGGTATTTTGCAAAGATCCCTCGGTTAAGAACTTAAACAAAGGACCTCTAGCTCTTGTTATAGAAGTTCTTATAGGTGACATTACCTCTTCACCCTGCTTCATCGTTGGAGCTGTAGTTATTTGATGTGTGGTAGCCGTTTGAACATTTAAAAAGAAATTTTGGATAGCTGCACAATACATAGATTTAGCTGCCCCACGAGCAACAATTAAATATTGTTTATTTACCAAACGTTTCTTTATGGTTTTGCGGACGTAGTGACCGCCTCGATTATTCTTGTTCGGGACGTACACGCTACGCTCTATGAAGTAATACCAACCAAAGATCTGTTCTGCCCAGAGTTTAAAACTATCAAGTAAAGTCATTGGGGAACCATCGGTTAATGTAAGTTCAGACTCACAAAACTTAACAAACCCCTCGACAGCGAGATCGTCGTAATAAACTCCTCGATTTTCAATTAATTGATCAATTCGATTCATCTCCATAGAGATTTCTTTACATACTGGTATTTCTCCAGCTATGACCTTTTCTCTAAATTCGCCATAATACTTTGGTGTGGCGGTATTAGATAGAGTCATTATTCGTTTGTAAACCGAACCTTTCCTGTTTTACCTATTTGATAAGTCCCGATAGCCGCAGTGAAGACAGCATTAAGACTAGCTGATCGTAATGCCGCTTTAGCTGCTTTCTTCTTATCACCAGTAAGCAATAAAGTAATTCCCCCAACTCCCAATCCACTCTTAACTGCGGATTCTCCACCTTTCGTTAAAAGCTTTTTCCAGGCAGCCTTATTTCGGAAATTTTTTGCTACTTTCGAATTAGAAATGGCTTTCTTAGTTCGTCGAACACGGGTCTTAACACTTGGACCTCGACCTCTTCGTCTCCCCCATTTCATTCCTAAAACACCATAATGAAGAATTACTTTGTCATCCATTTCTTGGTCTCCTATTGAGCGGTTTAGCCCAAATTTCATCGTACAAAATCTTACCAACTCGAATTTCATTGTTTCTTAATTTAGAAAGTTGTCTTTCAAGATTTATTCGGTCTAACGCCTTGTTTACTCCGGACTTATCGAGTTTATATGCAGCCTTTATGCCTATTATCCCCTTAATCGG